AATATAGATATTGGAATAGTAATTCAATTTGCGTCTGCGTTCTCTAGCTATGTTCTTATCAGAATCAATACCAGAGTTCCACAAAGCTGTGTTTGCTTTCGATACAGGATCGTCTTTACCAAGAGTTGTTAAAGAGTTTTCGATATACCAACCACCGGGACCTTTGAAGCCATGTGTCCAAATACGAACCCAAGGTACATCTTCTTTTGGTGCTGCGGGAAGAAAACGAATTACTGCGTAACCATTACCAGTTTTATCTCGTTCTAGTTTCCAGATTCGTTCATCTTCATACGAAGGTTTTTCTGCGAGCTTCTCGACTTGTTTGGAAAGAGTTTCCAAATTAGCCATACGATTCTTTTTCATTTCTTTAAAACTTGCCATACTTAGTACTCCTTATTACGTTATATTGTTATATTACTTTGTATCATCATATATCAGCTTCCTAAATTTCATTATGAAATTTATTGCCCACCCCTATGCCCAAATTGACCATTCACTCCTTTCTTATATTGGAAGCTTGCCTGTCTTTTTCAACATATTAAGGCTTTGCGCCTCAACTTCTATTTTATCTTTTATGGATTGGTTCAACATCTTTGCCATACCTTCTGGTTCAATACCAGCATTCAATGCATATTCAAGAACTGCATCCATATAAGATATTTCTGTGTTTTGTACTACTTCTTCAATCTTTAAATTTATATCTATAGCCATAATTAATTATCACACTCCACCTGACAATCTGGATTCTTTATCCACTTACCATCTACATCTTTAACAAAAAGTGGATTCTTTATCCACTTACCATCTATGTCCTGAACAAACTTTGGTATTGTATCAGATATTACTGTATATTTATACTCTTGTTCTGAATTATCTACTTTTATAACTTTACCATCTCTCATTACTGTATCACTTGTTGTAATTTTCATACTAGCTCCTCAGTAAACTGTTTTAACACTATCACATAAACCAAGCTTCTTTGCTTGTGTTGCACTTAACCAAACATCTTGTGGTGGCAACAAATGTTCACGAATCTTTTTCTCAGTAAGTCCCGTACACTTCTTATAATGTTTTAACATTCGTTCAGTAGTTAATTCATATTCTCTTGTAGTTGCAATCAACTCATGTTCTTTACCATAAGTTCCCCAAGAATATTGATGAGAGAGTATAGAAGTGTTTGGTGTCAAGACTCGCTTGCCCTTTTCACCAGCTATGAATATCAATACTGCAGCTGATGCGACACAACCAAGTCCAACTGTACGAACTGGAATTGCACTCCCTTTCATAGTATCTATAAGTGCAAAAGCTGCTTGTAAATCACCACCTCCAGAATTAATAACTATCTGTAAATACTTTGGATATGGTTTTATTAAATTCTTTGATATAATAAATGATATAACATCTTTACAAGTACTATCAGTTATTTCATCCATCAGAAGATATATACCACATTCTTCAACTGACGGCTGAACATTTTCTTTTTTTTCTTTCGACATTGAATATTCTCCCTATTTGAAATACCGTCATTCGTTTAAGTAATCTTTCCAAAAAACATGATCGCCTATTTGCATCACTTTAATCATCTTATTATTCCAATAGGGATTAACATCTATTCTATGATAATATTTAGCACCATTAAGAAAATCTTCCATGTTCCACTTCTTACCAAAATGTTTAATATGAACACCTTCTTTTCTTAACATAGCTCGTGCAATAGTCTTTGATACTTTCCATGCTATTCGATCTCTTGGTGTATCAGATAATCCATCACAATACCAAGAGAACTGACACTTATGTTTTTTTATCTTACCATTACTATATCGTCTTGCTTGATGAATAACTTTACATATACTATTCGGAAATCTTCGACTTTCTACACGATTTATCGTGACAAGTGCAACCGCAATTTGTCCCTTAGTCGTTTGATCTCTAGCTTCAAAATAAATATTCTGAGCCAAACATTTAATCTCATCTTGATAATCATAAGATGTCGGAACATAAGTCACTCTCTTAAATGCCGTACAAGATACTAAAATAATACATAACAAAATAATCTTCTTCATATCAAGTCACCAAATAATATAAGATGCCTCCAATAAAATAAATAACCATAGGTCCGAAAAATATAAATTCCATCATATCACCAAAAATAAATAAATCCCCAAATGATGCCACCAACTAATGTCAAGTCTGCTATTATTGACCATGCAATATATAACTTAAATAGTATCTTTGAGTGTTTGCTGTTCTTTATTCGTAGGAGGAGGTTCCGAATCATCACATTCTCCCTCCACACCATTACCAGCTACGTTTAATAAAAATTCGTTTTCCATATCATCTATCTTTTTCTTTAATGGTGAATACTTCTTTTTAAAATCCATTCGTTCACCGAAAGGCATTCTTATGCCTTTATCTTTAAATTTCTTTTCTATCATAGCTAGTTGTGATTTCATTCTAACTAATGATAGTGATGCTTCTGTAAGTTGTTCTTTAGTCCATTTCATAAGAAAAATAGGTGGGGGCCGAAGCCCCACACCACCTGTTACTATCCCCAAAACTTATTCAGTTTCTTACGAATAGCATTAACAGTCTTTGCGCCACCAACAATGTCTGCGTTCTTGAACGCAGTTTCACCAGTAGCAGGGCTCGTATAAATCTGAACCCACCGGGGCAAATCTGTTAGCTCGCACTCAGCCCGAGTCATCTTGCGAGCATATTTACGGCCAGTTCGTGGCTGTCCGTGTTTTGCTGTCATACCCATACACATCTCCTTAAGAAGATTAACAAAAACATGATGAACATACTATTACTCATTCACCATAACAACATCTCATTATAACATAATGAGAATACGAATACAAGGAAAAAGGTGAGGGGATTCTGTTGCCAAGTTCCCCTCGGACTCCGACTACTTATGCAGCCAGCGCTAATTCATAATCGTTAGCGTTTATAGTTTGAATGATTGATAACGGAGCCATCATTCTTCTCCGTGCTGTCCTATAGTTTCCATTATCCAATCGAGCCTAATTCGCCCCCCTTAGTGACTGCCCTTTACTTCGTCTTATCTTACCAAATTTGTCATAGTAAGCCTTTAGAATTTGGTGGAGGCGCCGGGAATTGCACCCGGGTCTTGAAAAACTTTCACTCTAAGATTATACAGCAATTCTTTTAGCACTATATCCTTTATGTTTTCTTCCTCTCTCAATACAACCTTTATGAAAAGATTTCACATTCAATTCATTATCTCTACAAAACAAGGATAAGCACTTAATAACTTTTTTTTTACCAGTTGGAAATGTAATTTCGTAAGTTTTTGCATGACGATTATCTGTACCCCATTGATTATTATTTCCACGAGATTTCCAATGTCCTCTTGAACCCTTTGGCCAATTCTTTGTTTGTTGAATTTGACCTCTTCTTGCACATTCAATTAGAATTTCTTCCTGACCTATTAACTTAGCAAGTCCTTTCCAAGCTACTTTATCTTGCCATCTACCATGCTCTTCATATAACTTCTTATGAGCCAAAGCATGCTCCTCAGTAGTAAGTTCTATGATATTAGAGGGATCATCAGATCCCCCCATATGTTTTGGAATTATATGATGTTTCATACAGCAATTCCTTGTTGAATATAATATGTAACTTCATTACACATATCTGCTATTGTACCATTATTCTTGATAGTCAAATCAATATTGTCTGGTGATAAGCCACCTTCACTTGAATGTCTATTCTCAACAATGTCATCTTGATCTCTAACAATATTTATAACAACTCCACCTCTATTATGTATCCAGAAAGCTTCATTGTCAAAACGAACATCAGTAATCACAACTGTAAAACCAGGAACACTTTTAACAAACATCTCAGCATTCTTGACCCAAATATTGACATCAATGCCTCTGCCAACTTCTGTACCAAGTCGTTGATAAATTTTCCTCGGGGATATTCCCCAAGGCTCTATTACTTGTTCTTTGTTCTCTATCTGTTCATCAGATAGATTAAACATAATCTTTGCACCCTCTTTAAGAGGCTTAGCAAAATAGTAATGCACACACTTGTACTCATCACACAAATATTTACCAAGTGTGTCTTTACCAGCACCAGCTTTACCAGATATACCAATTAACATTGGTTCACCATCTTTATTTGTTAAGCCAAAAATAGGAAACAT